CAGAAGCGTGTCGAGCACCTGCGTGAACAGGCTGACCACCGTGGACAGCAGCGTGGGGAGCAGCTCTCCCACCGCCTGCAGAATCCCGTCCAAGGCGGCAGGCAGGGCGGCGACAATGTTTTCAATCACCGGCGTAATGTTTTTGACCACATTTTGAAACGCTTCCACCACGTTGCCGATCAGCAGCTGGATATCCGCGTCCGCGTCGCCCAGCCCCGCCGTCAGGTTGCCGATGGCCGACTGCATCCCGGCGATGGAGCCGCTGATGGTTTCGGTCGCTTCCTTGGCGGTCGTGCCCGTAATGCCCATTTTCGTCTGGATAACGTGGATGGCCGCGTATACATCGTTCAGATTGCTGATGTCGTATTTCTGACCGGACAGTTTTTCGGCGTCGGCAAGCAGGCGCTCCATTTCGGTTTTTGTGCCGCCGTAGCCGAGCTTGAGGTTGTCGAGCATCGTGTAGTTCTGCTTGGCAAAGCCCTGATAGGCGTCTTGAATCGAAGAAATGTCCGTGCCCATCTTGTTGGCGTTGTCGGACATATCGGTAATCGCCGTATCCGCGGCCTTGGCCGCCTTGGCGGTGTCTCCGCCGAGAGACTGGATGAGGCTGGCCGAAAAACTGGTGACCGTCTCCATGTACTCGTTGGCGGACATTCCGGCAGTCTTGAAAGCGTTGGCGGCATAGCTCTGGACGGCCGCGCTGGAATCCTTGAACAGCGTGTCCACGCCGCCCACCAGCTGCTCGTAGTCCGCATAAGCGGCGACGACTTCCTTACCGAGCTTGACGGCGGCGGCGCCTGCGGCGACCACGACCGCGCCCATCGCCACGCCGACGCCCTTTAAAACGCCGCCCAGCTTTTCAAACTTGGAACCGGACTTTTCCGCCTCGTCGCCGCTTTCCTTCAGCTCGTCCCCCAAATTGTCCGCGCCCTCGGTGGACTGCGAAAGCTCGCGCTCCATGCCGTTGAGCTCCGCCTGCGCCTTGTTTAATTGAATCTGCCAGTTCTGGGTGCGGCGGTCGTTTTCGCCGAAGGAGTCGGAGGCATTTTTCAAGGCGGCGCGCAGGGTTTCGATTTTCGCCTTCTGGGCGTCGATCTGCTTATTGAGAACTTCGTTCCGGGCGGCGGCCGCCTGCACGGATTTGTCCTGCTTATCAAACTGGCTGGTGACAAGCGTCATTTCAGAACCGAGGACCTTAAAAGACTGGTTAATGTCCGAGAGCGCTTTTTTGAATTCCTTTTCGCCCTCCACGCCGATTTTCAGGCCGAAATTATCCGCCATCTGCCGCTCACCTCCTCAAAATGGGCATGAAAAAGGAGCAGCCCGAAGGTTGCTCCTGAACTTCACCATGAATAATATGAATTTTTTATTCTACAATACGCCATTTGAGCTGATTTGCAACAATATAGGAATCTGCTGGTTCAGCAAGCGCAGTGCTGTCCGATACTTTTTCAATGGAAAACCAATCTGTATCTGCCCAGACAATGAGCCTTTTGGGTTCGCCAGGTAATAGGTTCCCGTGGAATGCTAAGTACGCAGATGAAATGTCATTCAAATAATTATCTTGCCAACCTACAAGATGCAGTCGTCTGAGTCCTAAAAAACATAGTTCTATCGTAATTGGATCCCATTGTCTTTGGAATGTGACACATAACTGGCGGTCAATTGCTCCACCAAAATGCATTGTTTTATCAGGACTGACGCTGCTACCACTTGTGAAGTGAAGATTCGTAATACAGGAGTCATGAAAGTCGCCATAGGTATTCATTAGTTTATCGATATCTGCTTGCGCATTCACTTCAATCCAACTCATCGACGCTCCTCCTGTTCATCATAGCGTATTCTGAAATAATCCAGATACTTCTTAAACTGATCCTGCGCCGCAAGGCAGGTATCGGTCAGGTATCCCTTTTCCCGGTGCCACTCATGCAGCCCACGATAGTAAAACATCTTTATGTCGTCGCCGATGATAAAGGGCACGATATTATTCCGCAGGCACTCCTTGAACAGAATCAGCCGGCCCACACGGCCGTTGCCATCCTGAAACGGATGAATGCTCTCGAAGCGCACATGAAAATCGAGAAGCGCCTCGAAGGACTTTTCCTTTCCCGCGTTGTAGTCAATCAGCAGCTTCTTCATGGCCGGGGCGACCTGTTCGGGCGGCGTGGTCTCCCTGCCGCCGACCTCGTTGGGCATCCGCTTGTAATCGCCCACGGCGAACCAGTCCAGCCGCGAATCGCTGGTGCCGTTTTTCAGCGTGAGGTGCAGTTCCTTGATGAATTTTTCCGTCAGCGCGTATTTTGCCTGCGTGATGATCAGGTCGATGCACTTGAAATGGTTTGCCGTCTCGACGATATCGTCCACGTTCATCGCTTCGCCGGCCGGGCCGATGGTGTTGGTTTCAAAAATATAGCGCGTCTGGTCATGGGTCAGGCGGCTGCCCTCGATATGGTTGGAGTTGTAGGTCAGCTCGATCTGCACCTTATGATAAATCCCGCCGGAGGTTTTCGCCGCCTGCTCCGCCCGCAGAATATTCAAAAGCGTTTTCGGCGCGTCGGAATGCTTGTTGACACGCCCCGGTTTTTCTGCGTTTTCGGGGATGTTCCATGTCTTGCCCGTTAGGAACGCGCCGGGGATTTTGTTCTGAGCGCAGTAATTGCGGACCGTCCGCTCGGACATCTTCCATTTCTTCGCCGTTTGTGCCACCGACAGATAATTCATACTGCGCCCCCTTTGCATTTCTGCCTTTATGATAGCATATTATCGGCAAGAAATCAATAAATTATGCACGATATAATTCGGATATTTGCCGATGCCGGCAATTTTCTGACATTTAAATCCCCGGCGGGATCACGTCGTCGATGGACCAGATCCGCTTTGGCTTTTCAATTCCGAGAAACTGTTTGTGGCACGCCCATAAATCCAGAAACAGGCCGATGGGCATCAGCCAGAAGTCCTCCGCGCCCATGCCCATCTGCACCGTTCCGTAGTAGAGCAGGCGCGTGAACACTTCTTCCACGTTCCTCCCGCAGGGATTGTTCACGCGCCCTGTGCGTTTTTTGCGCCGTCTTCGCTTTCACTTTCCACATTCCGCGCCGTACCCTTGAACATCGCTTCGGTAATGGCGTTCTTGTACGCCGCCAGATCCAGCGGCGAGGTCAGCAGTTCCACGTCCTCTTCGGTGAGCAGATCCTGCGGGGCGTCCTTGTTTTTGAGGTTGTAAATCAAAATGGACTGATTCGCCAACAGGGTAAGAAGCCAAACGATCTCATCCAGCGCCATCTCGAAGTTCTCGGACTTCATCAGCTTTTCGCCGAGGTTCTCCAGCCCGCCGTAGCGGCGCGCGATTTCCTTTGTGGCGCGGGTGGTGAGAATCAGTTCATATTGCTTACCGCCGATTGTAATCACGGCGGTTCGTTCGTTTTCCATGCGTCAGCCCTCCTTATTCGCCGGCCGGCGCTTCGGTGTAGGTGGGTTCGTACACCTGCCCGAACCAGCCGGAAATGGTTTCAGCCGTCACGCCGGAAGCACCCTCGGACACTTCCGCCTTCCACGGGTGGGTTCCCTTGGTATCCGGTTTGTTGCGGCGCATGACCGTGCCCTCGATGCTGGGCGTGGAAAAGGTGATAGAATCGCCTTTGGTCTGCAAGTTGGCGGCAGGAATGCCGAAGATAACGCGGTACAGCCAGAAATACCGGTACTTGCCGTTTGCCCGCAGGGCACGGAAGCCGATCGCCACCGGCGGGGCGATGTTCTCGCCGGCGGAAATGAGCACGCCGTTGTCGTCCGCTGCCGCGCCGGTAAGATCCTGCGCGGCAGGGATGCCGATATCGTCCACGCCCAGCGTCAGTTTGCCAGACTTGAAGTCCTTCACGACCTCCGACGCGCCGTCGTCGGCATAAAGAGTCGCTTCGGCAAGCTCCACGGACAGTTCCGCCGAGATGGCCTTTGCGAGGATGACGGGCGTATCATAGGTTTCCTCGCCGTCCTCGGCTTCTGTGATTTTTGCGTAATAGAGCTTATCCAGCCCAATGGTCGCCATAAATTATTCCTCCGTTTCATAAGACTGCGCGATGTCAATCGCGTAGTGGTGGTAGCCTATGTCGTCCTCATGCCCGACATAGGTGCGTCCGGTGATTGTGAAGCCTGCGTTCAAAAGCGCTTGTGTAATCTGCCGTTTGCGCTGCAGGTAGTTGCCCTTGGAAAAGAGCGAAATGCGCACTTCAGACACATCCATTAGCGGCGCGTTGTCGCCGAACAGGGCGAAATCATCCGTCAGCGGCGTCAGCACCAGATATTCGTCGGGCGGAACGTCGGAAAAAACGCCCGTCTCCACAGGGAGAATGGGCGTGAGAAGCGTATTGAGTTCTGAAAGCACGCTCATATTTCCCGCACCTCCTCGTCCAGCTTTGATTCCATCGTTTCGATGCAGGCCTTGCGGCTCTGGGTTTTCGCCGGCTTTAAAAAGGGCTTGGGCGGCTGACCGTGCCGTCCGTATTCGAGGATGTTGGCGATTTTGGCATTACTGCCGCCGCCCGAGCGCGGCTCAGCAAAGCCGACCTTGATATCCCAGCCCGAGCCGTCCCGCTTGGGTTTGGCGGGGGAAAGCCCCAGCGCGCTTTCCAGTTCACCAGTGGAGCGGCTGGGTTCTTTCGTTCCTTTCCCGACGACGGCGGAGAGGTTGGATTTTACCCGCTCCAGAACCACCTGCCCGCCGGCTTCGAGAACCTTCGGCAGAATTTCGTCCGTCTTTTCATTCAGCCGGGAAACCTTCAAAAGAAAGTCCTCCGGCATTTTGATTTCTGCTTTTGCCATGTCAGTTCACGCTCCCTTCCACCAGCTCGCACAGACACTCCACATACATTCCGCGTCCGCGCACATCCTCCGCGCTGGTGATGCGATAGCGCTTCTCCTCGCAGACGATGAAGTGCGCCGGGCTGACCTCGACGCCGGGGATTTTACGGAAGCGAAACAGCACGGTCGCTTCGGAAAAGACCGCCCTGTTTGCCCAGCGCTCCGAGCCGTTGCGCTCCTCTTTGTAGGCGCGAACCGAGGTGAGAACCGTGTCGCCCTGCGTAACAAAGCCGTCCACGTCCTTGACCGGCGCGTTGGAGATGATGTCAATGAAGCTGTTCATTTTTCCAAAACTCATAGCTATACCTTCCAATCCCGATCCAGCCGCAGCAGCAGATTGACCGTATCCCACACCTGCCGGCCCGCCTGCACGGAATCGGCGAAAAAGCCGCCCGTGGAACCATCACGGCTTTCATAAAAATGGCTTGCCAGCATGATGACTGCCTGTTCGGTAGTTGCAGGCATCGTATTTTCTGTGTAATAGCCCTCTGAGATATGCTGATAGCTTTCGGCATAACGGACGGCGGCGGTGATGTACAGCTGCAGAAGCTCGTCGTCTTCCGTATGTGAAAGAATCAGATTTGCTTTGACCTTTTCAAGCAGAGTGTCCATGCCCGCCGCCCCCTTTCGTTATGGCGCTTACGAGCCCATTTGCAGCAGCTGAATGCCCTCGGCAAGAATCACCTTGCCATCCACGCGCTCGGCGGCGATGAAGCCCACCTGCCCGTTGCCGGCGTAGAGTTCGTTTAGACGCTGCACCGTGCGGCCCATGCGGTCGGCAATCCAGTAGTTGGAGAAATCACCGAACGCAATCGGGAGAGAGCCCGCCTCCGCCGCCGGCACATACGGACTGGTGTAGAGCGGATACCCCAGCAGTCTGTCCGGCTGACCTGCCTGCACGGAGGGCTGCCAGAGATACGCGCCGTTGGAGTCCTTCAGCTTGCGCAGGGCGGATACGGTGATGTCCTTCATGAGAAACACCGCGTTTCTCCGATAGGGGCTTTTGAGCGCGTAAATCAGGTCGATGAGATTGTCCACCGTGATGGCTGTCGGTGAGCTTGCCGTCACACCCACCGTGCCGCCGCTTGCGGTGAAAATGCCCGTGGGCTGACCG